GATCGTAGTTCAGCCTGGGGCGTGGCAGCTACCAAGCATCAGGTGTGGCAGGCAGCTAATCCATCAGCACATCCATCAGACGCCAACGATGATGCCAACTCCATGTTCCTTGAATGGCGAACATATGCAAATGCAAGACGCACTGCATCTGCATAAAAAGAACACACCTTAGGACCGGTAACTTGTTACCAATGGTGTGAGGCGGCTGCTGCCTTGACGTAACGATTCGCTACCGTGAACCCAAAAGTGAGCTATATATCTTTATGTTGATTATTAGTTTTGAATTTCCTGATCAAACTGTAGATCTACGCATAAAATTAATTGACAATCCTGCTGTTCAAAGTTGGCGCAATCATTTTTTAGCAACTTCTCTCACGGTCACATCACACATTGTGGGTAATATAGTTCCTCATTCCCCTGATATTAAAACAATGTCTGTTTTGTATGATCAATGTTGTGCCAATATCAATCAACTTGTGCAACATGGGTATGAGTATCCCGCTGCCAGGCCAGGTTCTGTACAAGAAGTTGACCGTGCATGGTGTAACCAAGCGCATAGATTTTTTACCCACACACAACAAACAGTCAATCTAAGCGGCATGCCCAAGGACATGGCTAACAAACTAACAACCTGGTTACAACAGCTCAATGATTCCATACATACCTTAGAAGATTTTATGCCGCCAGCTATAGGATACAAACCAGATTTTAGTTTTGATGAAATCTATTGCAGTGACGAACCCTCATACAATCATCCTGGATGGTGGCAAATTACTGATGAGTTTAGGAAATATCATTCGTCTGAGCCTGCTACAGTAATACTGGGATCACAAATCTTGGGCAAAACTCTGTTGAGAAGTTATCTTGATGGAGACGACCCTAGAGACTGGGACACATCAGGCCACTATTGTAATAACGGAGCATTGCTGATCCAACCCAGTGACTTTAGAAGCAAAATCTATAACAGTGATGATTTCTACGCTTGGTTGGCCCAATATGATCTAACCCCTGAGCAAGTAACGTATGATTTCCCAATCGGAAATGCTGTTGATCCTGCAACCCTACAACAGGTCTATGATAAATTAAATCTAGACGGACACGTTAAAACTATATACAGATATGAATCCTGAACTAAACAACTTTATTGATCAATACAGCAAAGTATTGCCTGCAACGTTACCAACATTAGTAGACAATCATCCATATGCTCAAGCAAGCTGGATATTCAATCACAGTCATGCACCCTGGCTGGAAATACTAGGCATCGATGCGCCCTACAAAAACATGCTGGCAGAAGCGCAGGCGCTGAAATCAATGTTTGTAAGTCATCGCAATGAAGAAGGTCGACATCAAGGGTGGAGCAGTTTGGCCATACACGGCATTGGTGCCACCAAAACCAATGTGGCCGAAAGCTATGGATTAGATTCTAAAACTGCAAAGTACGACTGGACTGAAATACAGGATCAGTGCCCTGTGACTGTGCAGTTCTTTAAAGAACAATTTCCATATCGCTGGTACGCTCGTGTACGATTCATGTTACTAGAACCTGGCGGGTTTGTTATGCCACATCAGGATCATCATACATCGTTTCTTGGCGGGGCAGTTAATATTAGTCTTAATCAACCAGATGGATGTAAACTAGTTAACACGCATGGTACATTGCCTTTTAGAGATTCAGGCAGTATGTTTTATTTTAACAATCACTACCCACACTGCGTTTACAACAACAGCAACACTGATCGATTCCATATCATTGTACACGGAGAAGCTGATATGTTGCGCCTGGCGCCGTTGTTAGTCAACAGTTATCTAAAAAAATCAAACCAGCAACCGTTTTCTAGTGCAACTGGTACTTGACATCTAGTGTCTAGTGCTTGTTTAAACTCACCAAGCCGTTGTTCAGACCAGCGATTGGTGTGATAGAAACTTAGATAATCCATGTGAAACAAATTGCTGGTCCACACATAGGCACCTTGGCTGTGCTGATTTATTGCGTCAACTACAAAGTCCACTCCGGTAGATTCTAAAAAGTTTAGCTCAACAAACTTTACATCCAGGCTGGTATATTTTTTCCAGCATTGTTGAAACTCAGCAGGTTCTATGTTCACGTGTGAAAAGAACCAAGAGATTAATTCTTCAAATGTTTGTCTCTGGTAATAGATAGGAATAAGATCAGGATTTTGTTGCTTGAATGTGTTCAACAATAGTTCTAACTTGTTAAAATCCCCATCCCACGAATCAAACAAATATTTCTGCCATTTCAGTGCCGCAGGACTGATATCTGCCAGTATCACTTGAGAGTTATCAGCAAAGTCCAATTGTCCAATTAAACAAGCAGGCTTGACTCCGCTGGCCACACCAACAAAGCAATCAAATTTGCGACTAGACAATCGTGTATCAAAGTATAAAGGTTCAGTGTTTAACACATAGTAACCTCTACTAAGCCCTTGCACCATGTTGCGCATTTCATGCGAGAACCACCATACAGGTCCGCCATCGTTAACTGGCAAGTATTCAGTATCAGCAATGATTTTCTTTATTTCATCTAGATTATATTCAGGATAGCAATAGTTTTTGCGTTGGCGTATCTCCATGGGTATATTGGTAATGTTATATCCTGCACGTATCATGCCGGCAATTACTTGTATACCAAAATAGCCTTGGTCGCTAGTGTATGCGTGTGACTCTGCGCCAGCATGCAACCACCAAGGAGTGTAATCATCATGTACGTTGTCCTTACTACGGGCAGTATCTAATGTGATTAGCTCAACCAGTCCGGGAGTTTCTTCAAATGCAGGACAGCCAATCTCTTGATACACATCAAGGTCTACAGCAAAGCACTGTGGATGCAAGTGATAATACCCTCCACGATCTAATATATGACAACTCAAAGGAGACTTTTCTAGTCGTGCGTGTTCAACAATGTCCACTATCAACATCTGTGTTTGCAATGTGTTGCCAGCAGATACTACCACAGCCCATTTGTGCTGACCAACAAGGGTTTTTAGAGTAGCTGTAACATTATCAGTTTCGTATATTGAAAATTGATATTGTCCGTTGAACTTGAATCTAGTTAGGTCGCACAGGTTTTCGCTGATCTCTTTACAACGTTCGGGAAGATTGTTGTACATAACAACAGCAATTTCAGGAAAGTCTTTTTTCATGCGATTAATTCGTAGTTGGTAAGTTTGATAATTGGAGAGTTTCTTACATAATCCAATTTAGACACGTCGTCAATTATTCCTACAGGACAGAATCCAGATCTAGCTAAAATAAGATCCAGTCCATATCCCATGCGATCAAGTGTTGCTTGATGTTCATAATACCACGCGGTAAGAGCGGCATCAACATCTCTGGGCCAACGTGGGCCGCCAGCCCATTGTGTTGCTGTTCTTGGTGATAAATGTAGTTTCCAACTGTAACTGATATGTTCAATAATTTTACAGGCTTGCTCTAGCATGTCGTTATCTTCGTGCATGATGCAGAAAAGTGGTTCTTTGCCCACATAAGGATAGTCCAACATGATTTCACCAGACAACAATTGTTTTTTAAACACTGTGTCCTTGGGCATTTCAGGCCGCACTAGTTCACCACGATAGGTAAGTTGTATCACATTTCTGGGTACAAATTTGTAATCTTTGGGAGCATCTGGAGACTCAAGGCTGTGCAGGCACCAGTGTAGTTCGTCAACCAACAGTCGTTGATCATCTTCAAGTCCGGCGTATTTTTCAATGCCAGCTCGAACTTCTACGTCTCTATGCATGTGATTAAACACCACTTGATTGGCAGCGTAGTTTTCTGCTCCAGGCAATATTTCATAGTGTGCCCAATTCACAATGTTTTGTGCTTGTGCTTGCGAAATCAGTTCTTTGAAGTATGTGATATTGAATCGATTGTAATCTTGAAGTCGGGCCTGTGCCCAGTCAGGATGTTTTTGTTTTATATCAGCATGAGCTTGATAGAATTGTTCAGCAAGTTCTGTGTCGTAGAGATTGATGTAGAAATCAACCTCATTGTTGATCTCAACGTGGAATTTTGGCATACAAATATTTATTTGGCTATATTGAGTCAAACATTATTTGACTTTGCTCTAGAACAAGTATACAATAGAAAACAAGGAGTATTTTATGTCACAACCCAAAACTTTCAATGGCGATCAAAAGATCAAACTCGTGCAAATTATCAACGAGGGCATGCAGGTCATGCACGAAATTGATACACTTCAAGGCGGTCTTAACGACACCATCAAAGCTGTCGCAGAAGAACTTGAAGTTAAACCTGCTATTCTCAAGAAGGCAGTCAAGCTAGCACACAAAGCCAGCTTTGGTCAAGAGAAACAAGACCACGAAACACTAGAAACAATTTTAGAAACCGTTGGCAAAACTTTATAAATATCTGTCTCAACAGCGAGTCGCTCACGTTACGGGCATGAATCACGGCTTACCGGCCACAAACGGAGACTATGAGTTATATTGACGCACTTTTTGATCGTGAACACGATCGCATTCATGTTGTAGAACGTCGAGACGGCGTTCGCAAATATCAAGAATATCCTGCCAACTACATCTTCTACTATGACGATGCCCGAGGCAAGTTTCAAAGCATCTACGGCACACCTGTTAGTCGTTTCAGTACCCGCAACAACAAAGAGTTCCGCAAGGAAGTCAAAATGCACTCCAGCAAGCAGTTGTACGAGAGTGATATCAACCCAATCTTTCGTTGTTTAGAAGAAAACTACAAAGACCAAGACGCCCCAGAACTCAATGTTGCATTTTTCGACATTGAGGTAGACTTTGACAAAGAGCGAGGTTTCTCGCCAGTGAGTGATCCGTTTAATCCTATCACTGCAATCTCAGTCTACCTAAACTGGTTGGATCAATTGGTCACACTGGCTGTGCCACCCAAGGGGCTGACCTGGGACACTGCACAAGGACTCGTGAAGGACTTTGAAAACACACTACTGTTCGAACGAGAAGAGGACATGATCAAAACATTCCTGGACTTGATTGAGGATGCAGATGTGCTATCTGGGTGGAACTCAGAAGGCTACGATATTCCGTATACTGTGAATCGTTGCACTCGTGTGTTATCCAAAGACGACACACGCAAATTCTGCTTGTGGGGACAACTGCCCAAGATGCGCATGTTTGAACGCTTCGGCAGTGAGAATCAAACATATGACTTGGTTGGTCGTGTGCATATGGACTATATGCAACTGTATCGCAAGTACACATACGAAGAACGTCATAGTTATAGTTTAGATGCCATTGGCGAATATGAACTCAATGAACGCAAGACACAGTTTGAAGGCACCTTGGATCAGTTGTACAATCAACACTTTAAAAAGTTTATCGAATACAACAGACAAGATACCTTGCTATTACACAAACTGGATCGTAAACTACAGTTCTTGGCTCTAGCAAGTGAACTGGCACATGCTAATACTGTGTTGCTCCAGACCACAATGGGTGCTGTGGCAGTGACTGAACAAGCCATTATCAATGAAGCCCATGAACGTGGCATGGTGGTACCCAATCGCAAGCAACGTCTTACAGATGATGACACACAGGCCGCAGGTGCGTATGTAGCTTATCCTAAAAAGGGCTTGCATGATTGGATTGGATCAGTTGACATTAACAGTCTGTATCCTTCGGCCATTCGTGCCATGAACATGGGTCCAGAAACTGTGGTGGGGCAACTGCGTCCTATCATGACTGACCACTACATCAAAGAAAAGATAGCCAAGGGCGCAAGTTTTGCGGCTGCTTGGGAGGGCCTGTTTGGCAGTTTGGAATATACTGCTGTGATGGAACAACAACGTGGCACAGAGATCACCATTGACTGGCAGGATGGCACAGAGAGCACACACTCGGCAGCAGAGATTTGGACCATCATGTTTGACAGCAATCAGCCTTGGATCATGAGTGCTAACGGTACCATTCTTACATATGAGAAGAAGGGTATCATCCCGGGCTTGTTGGAACGTTGGTATTCAGAACGCAAAGAACTACAGGCCAAAAAGAAAACAGCCAAAGACAAAAAAGAAGAAGCATTCTGGGACAAGCGACAACTGGTCAAGAAGATTAACTTGAATTCGTTGTATGGTGCTATTTTGAATTCGGGTTGCAGATTCTTTGACCACAGGATTGGACAGAGTACCACGCTAACTGGTCGTGCCATTGCCCGGCACATGGATGCACACATTAATGAATGCATCACTGGCACATACGATCACACAGGAGAAGCTATCATCTATGGTGACACAGACTCCTGCTACTTTACTGCGTGGCCAGTGCTGAAGAAGGAAGTGGCAGAAGGTCGCATGGAGTGGTCAAAGGAAACTGCCATTGCACTATATGACTCAATTGCTGAACAAGTTAATGATAGTTTTCCTGGCTTTATGGAACAGGCGTTCCATTGTCCAAGAGAAATGGGTGCATTGATTGCGGCCGGCCGAGAACTGGTAGCAGACCGTGGATTGTTTATCACAAAGAAACGCTATGCTGTGAACATCATTGACCTTGAGGGCAAGAGACTGGACGTGGAAGGCAAGAAAGGCAAGACCAAGGCCATGGGCCTGGACTTGAAGCGCAGCGATACACCCAAGGTTATTCAAGACTTCTTGTTGGAAATTCTAAATAGTACATTGCATGGTGCCACACGTGAAGCAATCATCGAACGTATTCGTGAATTCAAGTACGAGTTTATGGAACGTCCAGGTTGGGAAAAAGGTAGTCCCAAGCGTGTGAATAACTTGACCAAGTATGCGGCAGAAGAAGCCCGCCTTGGCAAAGCCAACATGCCCGGACATGTTAGGGCCGCAATGAACTGGAATCAAATGCGTAGGATGAATGGCGACAATTACTCAATGCAGATTGTGGATGGTATGAAAACTATTGTGTGCAAACTCAAGTCAAACGCACTTGGTTGGACCAGCATTGGTTATCCCACTGATGAACAACGCCTACCAGAATGGTTTAAGGAATTGCCGTTTGATGACGGACTGATGGAAGCAACTGTTGTGGACCAAAAGGTTGATAACTTGCTAGGTGTGTTGGAATGGAACTTAGCATCAGCAACCAACACAGAAAACACATTTACAAGTTTATTTGCATTTGAATGAAACTCAGTAGCATTATTGCCTATCGTAATCAACTTGAAAGTATGAGTCTTGATGCCATACGTGGACAGGCTGAACACGAGTTGTCTGCTATAAATCATGTGGTCGCCAGCAACGAGTCAGACATTGGATTTTACAAACATCGTATTGAAAAACGATTCTCTGCTGTAAAGGATTCGTTTGATCAATTTGACAAAGTGTTTTTAGGACTCAAAAGCGATCTTGAACTACAGATTAAAAAGCAAGAAATTGCCTACTACAAAGAAAGCACACGATTCTACCAGGATGAAATGTGTTGGGAAAGCAACGAGTACCTGCTGAATAGAAAACTGGCAATCGACGAAGAAAGCAATCTAATCCTGCGTAATAGACTTCGCAGTTATACTGATTGGCGTGTGCCTGGTATGATCATCAGGCCTGGTCGTGAAACATTCATACAAGAACTTGTGCCATTGGATCCGTTATATCTTGTGGACCAACATCAAGCACTCATAGATCCGGCTATGAGCGAGTTCAATGAAACTTATCGAGCCAGGCTGAGACCTTATGTGATCAACGAAGCAGACGAACACATATTGTCTGCGTTACCCAATGACCAGTTTGGATTGATCTTTGTCTACAACTACTTCAATTTCCGTCCCATGGAGTTGATCACACGCTACCTTACAGAGATGTACCAAAAGCTACGTCCTGGAGGAGTAGTCATCATGACCATCAACGACTGTGACCG